AGAGGCACACATGGACGCGGGGCTTTATAACGCCCTCGTGCAGCGAATCGAAGAGCCGATCGTTGGAATGATCGAAGGAATCCATTATCAGTTCAAGCCTTCTACCGAAGTGTTATCGCAAGAGTGCGCGGTTCCGAATTCCTACAACGATTCGGACCCGACGCTTTTGATACGGTGGTGAATCGAGTCTATGAATTGTTTTAATTGCGGATATAGCGCCAATATAGATGGGATCTGCCCAACTTGCGGTGTTTACGTTGGCGATGGAGTTTACGACGGACAGATTACTAAATAATGACTGATAAGACCAATTTCACGGTTGAAGACGGAAAACTTGTCGAAAAAGAGGATAAAGAGTTGGATTTTGAAGATAATCTGACTTTTGAAGAATAAAATGGACTACGAATACGAAAGAGGGCTGATTGAACGCACACAGGCTTCCTTAGAGGCTGTCAAAGTTCTTGATAACGCCGGATTTGGTATTCACGACTTTGACATTGATCCAAAAGAGGGAGATGTGACGTTCGATCTGAATCTCACGCTATCTTTAACCAAGAACGAACGCCCGCTTGAAGAATAGCGCGTCACTCAATGCGTTTCTACTCGAAAAATGACTAACGAAGAACAAGAAGCAGAAACACAAGAAGAACCGGACGTTGAAATTGACCTTGCGACCCCCGATATGGTCGCGTATGATGAACTCGTCGATGCTTTCGGTGAGGAACTGATCCTTGCTGATGTTCAAGAGGTTGTCAAAGAGCGTGTTCGCTCGCTCTATGATAATCAGGACGAGATTAAGCAGCGAATTGCACAAGCACAACAGCGATAGCGTGTTGGAGTAAGCGGCGTTCGATTCCCGCTCACGCACTTTGCGTTTTATTAATGGAAGAAGTAGCTGAAAAGTTCGCAGATCAATCTAACGATAGCGTTGACGCCCTTCTCAAACGGTGGGAAGGTCGTCCAGATCTGCTTGCTGAAGACATATTCCGGGCGAAGAATCTCGATACAGAAGAAATCGAGGATTTGTCGCTTTTTAGGCCATATCAGCCCCGGATTATGCACGCATACTTCTATGGGGACGGAAAAATCCTCAATATCTACAAAGGTCGGCGAATTGGCGTTTCATACGTCATTGACATTTGTATTCTTATTGAGGCACTTTTGAAGCCAGATACGTTCTATCCGATTCTTTCAAAGACGAAATCTCAGTCGAATTCGCGGATTAGCGATATTAAAACGCTAATCAAGAACGCGAAGATAGACATTCCGCTTGAAACGGATAATAAAGACGAGATCGAGCTTCCGAATGGATCTCGTATTAAAGCGTACACGGGCGATCCTGACTCCGCTCGTGGTGACGATGCTCCCAAGAGTGTGTTCATTGACGAGATGGCTTTCTTGGAGGATCAAAGCGCGACACTCGATGCATACCTTCCGACGATCTCTCTTGGTTCCGCGCAAATGGTCCAAGTTTCAACGCCGAAAGCGTCTAACGACGAATTCTTGAAAGCGAATGAAGCGGGGACAGCGGATGGAAAGAACGATCGAGGTATTCTCGCACTCAAACAGCCGACGTTCAAAAACGCTGACGAGATCGACACGGACAAGTCGTTGTTCGATCAGGATGTAGAACCTATTCGTCCTGATTTCGATCTCATGGCTGCGGAGACACAACGAGCGAGCGATCCGAACGGGTTCGCTCAGGAGTACCTCTGTAGTCCTGTATCCGACGAGTACAGATTCTTTTCGATGGGAACTATAGAGGACGCACAAGAACGAGGAAGTGCTGAGGACACACGCTATGGCCTCCAGAGTTTTGAGACGACAAACTCACTGGTTATGGCGGTTGATATTGGATTTAATTCAGACGATACTGCGATTACAGTATTCGAACACGCGGGACCACGAAGATATTGTCGTTATCACGAAATTTTAGACGACGAAATTCTCGCTAATTCTGGAATCAATCCGGCGAGTCGGCAGAATCCTCGATCCGTCGCAAGGCGGATCGGACAGATTCACGATCGGATGAACGTTGAAAGCGTTGTCATGGACATGACCGGCGTTGGTCAAGGTTTCCATGATGAAGTTCGACGGGAAATTGGTCGTGGTTATACTGGATTCAATTTCTCAGACAAAGAAGCAGTTGAAAGTATGATGGGTGATATGAATTTCGCCCTTCACAACGATCTTGTTTATCTGCCTGACGATTCTAAAATGCGAAAGCAGATAGGCGCGATTGTTAAACAGCAAACATACGAAGACTCAAAGCCTCGTTTCTCTGGAAAGAAGCACGCGCCGGAAGGGAAGGACGATCTTGCTATGGCAACGATCATGGGAGCGTTCCCCCCTAACTTCAAAGGCGATAAATCGAAAGAATTGCAACAGAGAGACGGCATAAGCGCGGATTCTGTTGATGAGAGTCCTTCGAGCGGTTCTCTCAATAAGGACGGTTGGACTGGCGTAATAATTTCAGAATCATCTGATTCAAACGGTTATAGTATTTCTAACGGTCGATCCAGTAGCAAACAAAAGTCGCGCTACTCTAGGAGAAACACCAGTCGGCGGCGACGAGGTATTTAAACTTATATGTTAAGTAATTTTGTCGATCCGCCGGATGATGTTGGAAAGTTTGCCGCTGATTCGCCGAAAGGCGTAATCAAAGAAGAACAAGCTGGCAATCAGTTTGACGGCGAACGTTCTTCGGAAGCACCTGAAGACGAGATTCAGGATCATCGAAATATTGCGAGAACCGATCCCCACGTTCATGAGGGCGTGCAGACGCTAAATGACTGGATTGTTGGTGACGGCTTCAACATTTCTCCACGACATATTTCTGGTGTAAACGGAAACGGTGGTCAGACGGGCGAGAACGCACAAGTCGATGAAATCCAACTCGCCCAATCACAGCAAGTTCCGTCCCTTCGGATGCTTATTCACAACTCCGAATTTGATCGAGTGTTCAGTCAATGGGTTGAATACGCTGTCCAAGACGGGCACGCTTTCATGGAGCTTGTTGTCGAGGAGGAGCAATTCAGTCCACGTCTTCTCCCGACCGAGCGGATGCACAAGAAGACTGACGGTTATGGAATCGTTACGAAGTACGCTCTTGAGCCTCCTGGTGGTGGTGGCCCTGATGATGAAGACGCAACGATCTACGATCCGCACGAAGTAGCTGAACTCTGGTTTACAAAAAGTCCGACTGATGATTTCGGACGGTCGTTTATTGAGCCGATCAAGGAACAGGCCGATATGCTCCGCGATATGGAGTTTGACTACGCGCGGTTTGTGGCTACAAAGGCGTATCCGCCTATTCTTTGGACGCTTGGTACTGAAGAAGAACAATGGTCTAAAGATCAGATCAAAGGATGGCTTGATACAGTTGAACAAATCGAACCCGATTCGATGCTCGCTGCCTCGCATGACGTAGATCACGACACAGTTGGTGTTACCTCTACGTCTTCAAGCGCGGGGGCGATGAAGTTGGAAGGGACGTTCCAACACCTCCAGCGGAGGATTATCACCGGACTTGGTGTTCCTGCGATCTTGACGAACATGGATGGATCGACGGGAGAAGCAACCGCCTCTATGCCCGCCTTCAAGCGGAGGATTAAGCGGCTTCAAAATATTGTTAAGAGTGCTGTCGAACAGCAGATCTTCAAATCGCTGCTCGTTGAAGCGTCTTTTGACGAGTTTGATGGAATTATTCCCGAATTCGAATTCGGAGAACATTCCTCCGCAGAAAAGCGACTGGAGATTGACAAGCTGATTAAGCTCTATCAGACCGGGATGCTTTCCCGAGAAGCGTTCGCAGAACGTGCGGGGATTGATCCCGAGGTTGAGCTTCCGTCTCCGGAGAAACTTAATTCGGAGATTATTCCACTAATCACATCACTCGCTGGTACAGGCGATCGGATGCAAAATCCGGATGGTGGAAGCCCGACTGATACTGGAACCGGCGCTGAATCCGCTGGTGGTGAGGTTAAAACAAGAGAATCTTCTCGCGACGAATCTGAACAACGGAATCGTCAGTCTATCACAGAAGATGAAGATGCATGATAGACCAAAATCAAGAAGATATTGACTCTGAACTTGAACTTCTGAGAGGAATTTTAAGCGGGGTACAAGATTTAAACTCACAATTAGCTCGAACTGATGAACGGACTCAGCAGAATAGTAGTGAAGTAAAGAATCTTCGTGAAAATCGAGTTTCACCGCTGGAAAATAAAGTTGGAACAGTTTCGAATAGAAGTCGCCGCAATTCTATTATCCTTGGAGCGGGATTGACCGTTCTGACTATCATGATGGGTGCGATCACGACATATCTAATGACATTACTATGACTAATTCGCTCAATATTAACGAAGAACTTGCTTTCGCTGCATCGTTTGGAAACCCTGAACCAGATGCTCTTGCTGATGGGTTTAATCAATACGGTGTTCGTGAAAACCTCAATGAAGACGGAAATCTACATTCTGTTGATGTAAATTACGAAGCGATGGAGCCGGGAGATCCAGAAAACCGTAATGGCGTTCGGATCACCGAGGAATTCCTTCGTACTGTCGCGTCTAAGGATTACAGCGGTTCGCAACCGTTTATGATGGATCACGAACGGACGACCCTTGCGAAAGGGGGTGACGTTCGTGATGTGTGGTTTTCGGAAGAAGCTGGCAAGTTGATGGTTCAATCAAGGATTCCGAATACTGGCAGTCGGACTCATGATGAGCTAATCAAGCGATTTACATATGAACCACCGACAGTGACGAACGGTTCGATTGGTTTTGGTGATTCGTATGAAGCGATTCGTAATGACGACGGAGAGCCGGAGTTGGTCGATGGTACTCTGCAAGAGTTTTCGACCACTCCATTCCCCGGCGGCTATGATGATGGTGGCCTTCGAGCGGCTTTCGCTGAGAAAGCAGTAGAAGCGGCTGAAGAATTCGCTAATGGAGACAACGCGACACTTGATTCTGTTTATAGTCGGTATCAAGAGGTTGTCAACATGACTGATGAGCAGTTTAGTGAATGGGACCGCCATCCATGCGCTGATGTAGACAGTAACAATCATCAGGATATTCGAACGAAAAGCCAAATGCTGCTTGGTTCCCCGAAGGAAGCGTGGGACGCTGAATTCGTGGGATATGCGACTGAGATAATCGAGTTCATCGAGCGGCAGTTGGATAACGAATCTGAGCGCCCGGAGAATGGCGAACAGGAGACGTATCCTACTCGGTGGGCTATTCAACTACTTAATCGCGGGTATAACCCGTTCGATTCGATGCCTGAGATGGGGCGACCATATCAGGGAGACTTTGCGGAGGTGACAACCTTCGAGATCGATGACAAGCCACAAGAAACATCCTCGTCTGAGGACGGCTTCGAGAACTTGGAGGTCGCGGTGTTCACCGAACAACTCTCTATTTAACAATGGATATGAATTTTACCAAGGTTTCCTTTGACGGGGATCTTGAAGATATTGACGATGCTGAGGAACTTCGTGGAGTTGTCCAGAAGTTCCAGAGCGCACAGGAATCCAACATCTCCGAGTTCGAAGACGCGAAGGATACTCTTGAAAACTTTGAAGGTCGCGTCGGCGAAGCTCAGGAGTTCAAGGAAGATCTCGCCGAAGATCTTAATGAGGTTTCGCCTCTTTCGGAGGAAGAAGCACTCACTTATGACATGAGCCGAATCCGCGAGCTTATCGGCGAATTTACCGAGGAAACTGTCGAGGACGACCCCGATAGTGAATCCCCGGACAGCTTCTCGAACATGGGTCAGCGGGGCGAGACGCATGACGACGAGAAAGCTGAGGCTACTTTCGTTGAGGATCATCTCGGCGATATTCAGGGCCTCGAATTCTAAACAACTTTTTAACTTATAATGAATTTCAAATTCTCTAAGGTCAAGGACACTCCGCTTAACCGCGATGGTGAAACGAGTGAGCCGACCTTTACTGGTACTGAAGGCGATCTGATCGGTCTGACGGAGAACGTTGACCAGGAGACTATTGCAGTCCACGCCGACGCCGCTTCAGGGACCGCACAGCCCGCGATGGGTGTTCTTCTTGAGGAAGTTCGGGATCGATCGTACTGGAGTGCGAACCTCCATGATAACGGCACTATGTCGCGTCAGCTTGACGCGGCGTATGAGATCAACCGGACTCTTCCCGGCGATGAAGTTACCTACGTTTCGTATGGTATCTACGTCGAGGATGTTGACGACGAAGTTAATTTCACCCCGAACGAACCTGTCTATCTGGACGTTGGCGGCGGTGTGACTCAGACCGCCCCGAGTGCATCGGGTGAGATTGTTCAGGTGCTTGGTGTCGCTGTTGACACCCACACGTTCATGCTCGACGTTCAGTTCGATTACGAGACGAACGCCTAATATTTCTGAGGACTTTTTCTAACAATGCCTGATATTAACACGACGAATCCGACTCGTTCCAATACGCGAGAGATTCACACGAAGGACGACGTTCCGCTGACGACGATTGCGGAACAGACGCAGAACCTTATCAACTATTTCAACGACGCGGATAAGCCGTTCGTTGATATGTTCGCCGAACAGGTCGGCCAGCAGACTTTCCTCCAAGATATTGAGTCTGACGCTGAGACGTGGGAGGAACTGTCTGAGGGCGAATACCCCGGTACGATGACCGACACGGACAACGACTACTACCAGATGACCATTCGCACCCAGGAGTACGGGAAGGCGCTTGGTCTGACGCAAAAATTCATTGAGCGGTCCACGTCGGATCGGCTCATGAAGAAGATCCGTGCGGTCATTGAATCTGGTAAGGAGACTGAGGAGCGAGCTATTCACGAGGTTATCTTCAACGGTATCTCGGATGGTTCGGAAGATCTCTGGTACGATGTTCCCGACCACGGCGCGAACAGCTTCGCCCGAAATCACTCTCACGTCTTCGCTGATACCAACGAGCTATTCGGTGACACGAACGCACACTCGGTTCTCGATCACATCGAGTATGCCGCTGACGAGCTTCACGAACACGGCTGGAACGGTCAGAAGGCCCTGCTCGGTTCGCTTGATTTCAAGCGTTCGCTTCGAAGCGAGATCGAGAATCACAACTACCACATTCCGATGGCGACTGGGATGCGTTCGAGCGATATTCGTGATCTCGACATTATTCCGCGTGGTGTCGGCGTTCTTACCAGCCCGTACTTGACGGGTGACGAGTTCTACGTTGTCAACGTCAACGAGAAGCCGGTCAAGGAGTACGTTGAGCGGGAGATGCAGGTTACTGCACCGACTGGGGGTCCCGCTATGGAACCCGGTCAGTTCATCAACTCATCCGGTACGATGGACTTCGGCGTTGCGATGGTTAACCCCATCGGCGCTGTCCACTTCAAGGGCCAGTCTACGAACTACACGCTGTAACGTAGTTCACTTTTTTATACATTCATGGCTAACAGCGATACCGAACTTGAAACCGAAGTGCGGGGATTTACTGGCGTTAGTGACTCTGTTGTTACCGCCGACGAATTTCAAACAGTTCTCTCCGACGCGAAGCGACACATTGAGGTTCGGCGCTCGTTGGTCGATGAGCAGATTGATTGGTACAACGAACCGGATCAAGAAGAAGCTCTCAACTGGGCGACGAAGCTGTTTTTGAAAGTGGCGGCTGGAGAGATTGACGCTCAAACTATTCAAGTTGGAGCGATCGATCATAATACCCTACTCGCAAAATCTGATAACGACGTGACTGTGTGGTATCGGAACATGGAGCGGGCTATTCGGAATATTAATCCGGAAACCCGCTTCGGACACCGATCCATTGAGCGGAGAGTCTATGGAACGAACGACGGAGAAGTTGACACCAATCTTGGTCTATGAATAGAGGTATTCTATCTACAATCCATAGACTCGGCAATGAATTGGTTATCAAGACAAAAACGGAAACTGGTACTGACGAATTCAATAACCCGATTTCTGAGTGGGTAGTCCAAAGAACCGCTCAATGCGTTCGTACTTACCCGAATCGCAATACGCAAATCGAAAGCGGAGGTGGACCCTACAATCAAGACCGCGCGTTGTTCATTTTTTCAAAAGAAGAAGCACCCTCTGCGGGTGTTCGGATTGAATATCAGGGCAAGGAGTATGAGTTGAAATCTCTGACACCCTACGATACACACGTCGCACTATTTGGCGAACCTGTTTCTGAATAATGGCTAAATTAACGATTGACGTTGACGGCGCTGATAAGACAATAGCTCGTATCAAGCGGGATCTTCATCAAGGGATGGAGAAAACCGTTGACGCTCTCGTTGATAACGCCCGATCAGAAGCTCGGAGAGTCATTTCAGAAGAACGTGCGATATTCAATTCAGAAGTCTACGCCGGCTTCAAAGACGCGGAAGTGAAGAACAACCCTACTACTGTTAGGAAAAAACTCTACAACGACGTAGAACACGCCGCACCGCTCGAACATGGAGCGACGTACACGGATAGTGGGCCGCCGGTTCAAGCTCTCTTACCGTGGGTCGCTCGGAAAATGCGTGTGGGATCGAGTTTTGATCCTGATTCGTATAACGGTAGTGGCGACGGTTCTGGTAATACTGGTGGGACTCCTACTCCAGATCCGATCGATGAACAATATCCCGAAGAAGACGACGAAGATAGTTGGGAATATGTTCCAACTGATTATGATGATCTAATGGGATTATCTGAAGGCGGAATTGTAGAATCCCAATACGCAAATAGTCCAATTATAAATGTTGATTCAAACGATGGAATAATTCTTGGTTGGAATAGTCCAAAACACAAACTCTCACCTGGAACAAACGGGTTTGATGTATATATCAA